AGCACCTTCCAAGCTCTGAAGTCGCAGTTGCCTCGCTGGAAAGACCCAAATGGCTAATCTGTTCAAATTCGGCGGTCAGGGACGAAACTCAATCGTCTATTTGAAATTCTCGGGCTACACGAATTTTCGTGTCGTTAGAGAACGTGCGTTTCAGGCGAGAACCAGAAACTTACGTCGCGCTGGTGCAATCGTCCGAGGCATCATGCGTCGGCTGATTCGTCCGCGAAGGAACCCTCGCCTTGCCTCGCCGCCGGGAACGCCACCATTCGCTCACTTTTTGCCTGGCATCAAAAACACGATTGAGTTTGACGCTAATGCAAATCGAGTGGTCATCGGACCTCAAATAAACCGGAGCAGGCCAAACATTTCTCCGGTTCCAGGCGCGCTGGAGCACGGTGGTACGACACTGGTTCGCACGTTTCGACGACGCAACCCGAGAAGACGAAGGCAGCGTAACACCAGAGGGCAGTTTCGCCGTCACGCAAGTCGAAACGGCAGGCCAATCCCACAATGGTGGTTAAACAATAATCCGCTGCCCCAGGCCACAAGAGTTCGAGCGAGAATCCGGCCACGACCTTTCGCAGAGCCTGCTTTAACAATTTTTGCCAACTCACCGCAGTACGCTGCTATTTGGAGGGACTGCATTAGATGAGTACCGGCGGATTAGGAATGAGAATTCGCGCTGGTGGTGCATTCGTCACCCTCGGCGTAAACGATAGGTTGTCTGCCGGTCTTTCAATGGCAGAACGACGACTTCAAGCTTTCGGTCAACGGGTTGCCGCGATGGGGACCAAGTTGACGACCGCTTCTCTAGCAATGCTCGGCCCAGTAGCGGCAAGCCAAAAGACATTCGCAAGCTTTGAACTTTCGATGGCGAAGGTCAGGGCGATCATCACGCCAACGACCGCTGAATTCACCGCTATGTGGCGACAGGCAAAAATGCTTGGTGAGACCACGCAGTTCACAGCCACAGATGCCGCAAGAGCAATGGCGGTTTTTGCCCAGGCCAATTTCAAAACCAATCAGATCATGGCGGCGATGCCTGCCACTCTCGATTTAGCCGCCGCCGGCGAGATGGACGTTGCAGAAGCAGCTGACATCGCCGCTCAAATCATGAACTCAATGGGCATTGAGGCAGATGATGTGGGCAAAGCGATTGATGTGTTAACGAAGGCAACACAGACTGCCAACACCGACTTGAGACAATTAGGCCACGCGTTTACCTACGCTGGTGCGATTGCGTCATCTGCGGGCGTTAACTTTGAGGAGGCTACGGTCTTTCTCCAGATGATGTCCAACGCGGGTATCAAAGCCGACATGGCCGGTACAACTCTGCGGGGTGCTTTGCTCGCACTTACGTCACCAAGCCAAATGGCGAAAGAGAGATTGAACGAACTCGGCATTGACGTAGACACGGTGAAAGGTGATTTCGCCAGCCTGTCCGAAGTCATTCGCCAGTTTGAAAGTCGGATGAAGTCGATGGGTACTGCCGACAGAATGAAATTCCTCGGTGACATTTTCGACAACCGGCAAGCTTCCGGTTTTGCCAAGGCTGTGGCAAACGGTGCTGAGATGTTTGTCAAAATGGAGAAAACGCTTTACGACTCTACCGGATCGGCCAGGAAGTTTGCCCAGACGCTGATGGGTACAGTGTCTGGTAGCTGGCTGTATTTGACTTCTGCTATTGAAGGCTTGCAGATCTCGCTTGGATCGATGAACGCCAGCTTGACCCAAGGACTGCTCGGGGTGTTAACCGAGTTGGTCGGGCGGATTATGAACTGGGTGGAAGCGAACCGCTCAACCGTTCAGTCGATCATCATCATTGCGGGTGCGGTCGGCACAGCTGGCGTAAGTTTGCTTGCGTTATCGATTGCGATTCAAGCAATTGTGGTGGCACTGTCACCTCTATCGATGCTCATCGGTCTTGTGACAGGTGCCTTTGGTATTTTGTCTGGAGCGGTCTCTTTCTTGATGACACCGCTTGGCATGCTGACAGCAGCGTTCGCAATTGTCATGCTGTCGTTCAACGACATCCACGTTGAGCTAAATAACCTCTCTGCGTTAACAAGCCAGTGGGGCAACTACATGATCTCCGTCTTTCGCTACACCAGCGAAGGGATTGCCGACGCTATTTCCGCCGGCGACATGGGGCTTGCGTGGGGGATTACTTTGGCTGGCATGAAACTAGCCCTGATCAACACGATGGATTCAATCTCGCAAATCTTCTCTATGTCTACCGGTGAGATGATTGCTGCACTGCAAAGACTTTACAAGTTTTTTGGCACGATTGTTATGTATTACCGCGAGTTCAACAACGCCGGTAGCAACATCATGGCCGCTCTTATCGCAAGACCTGGTGTTGATATACGTCCTGAAGTTTTAGACGGACCACGCGCTCAGTTAGACGCGGCATGGGCATCTCTCGATGCGGTCGATCCGTCAGGAACACAACAGGCAATCGACAACGCAATGGTCGATACTGCTGCCAAATCTCTGGCGGAACTTGTTGCCTTGCGGGAGGAAGCAAGACTCCAGCGAGAGATTGCCGATGAAACAAGGCAAAAGATGCCAGAACTCGGTGCGGCAAGAACACCTCCTGAAGCGAGAATGCCGGATACCCCCGGCATGTCGAAGCCGGCGGATGAAGCGGTCAAGTCGATGGAGAGAGCGATTGCGTTTGCGTCAATCGGTTCGTTCGGTGGACGACTTCTTGACCGAATGGGGCCGGGACCGCAAGTCATGGACAAGATTCAAGATAACACTAAGAAAATGGTACAGGAACAGCAGGAAACCAACGATCATCTTGCAAACATGGATGGTCCTGTTTTTGGGCCATAGGAGTAAATATGCCAAGCACGTTTTGCGTATCACAGAAAATCACGGAGTGCGCCGATTCTCCAAAAATCACTTTCAACGGCACCAACTCAACTGTCACCAAGAGGTATGAGATCAACGCCTCGTCTGCTGACGCGGCTCTCGAGCTACTGATCAATCAGATAGCCTTTCCGATTGTTGCGGGGGTTTTACTATCAGCCCTGCCTACAGTTCGAGTGGAACCTCGCTGGAATCCAGCCGCAGGCAGCGGTGGCGTGGGATGCTACAGCGGCAGTATTGAATACCGGCATCCTGGCAAAGACGAACAGCAGGAAGAGGACAGACAACCTGGGGAGCCTGGCTATGGTAGAGAGATTGTCTCTGCCTCATTCTCCGGTGAGCAGGAACATATCACACACGCCATTAGCCAGACTCACTACGGAGCTTTGTCTCGAGACACCAATCGCGGCATCAATGTGCAAAGCAACGGTGAAGTTGATGGTGTAGACATCAACAAGCGAATTGGGTCTTTCACGGTATCGACCGTCATGGACAAAAATATTTGCGATAACGACTGGTTCAGAGACCGGATGTCGCAAATCTGGACAACGAACGACGACACGTTTCGCAGTTGGCCGAAAGGATGCGTGGCCTTAGCCGGTATGGAGGCAAGGCAAAGGTCTGACGGCCACTGGGAAATTGAGTATTCATTCCAAGTTTCCCCTCCACGCGAGGCTGTCGCGGATATCGCCGGTGTCCCCCTTACGATTGGTGGAGTGCCGCAAACCATCGACATCGATGGCTGGGATTACGTCTGGGTCATGTACCAACCAACCGACGCAGTGGTGAACCAAGCCGGCGACGAAGTCATTACACCAAAACCGATTGGAGTGCATGTCGCGCAAGTTTACTACCAATCAGACTTCAGTGACTTGGGGATTCTTGTCTAATGGCCGTACCTAAGAAAAAAAGCGCGGGGATGCCTTTCTCTTTCTCTGCCGGTTTCTACAACAAACTTGTAGATGCGGTTAAGTGGATTGAGAAAAACAAGAGCAAGCAGGGTTCAATGCAGATGAACCCTGACCCTGGTCAGACAAGTCTGCTTGTCGCGAACGCCAGCGGCTCTGACTTACCAATTGGTAGTGTGCTTCAGATCAACGACCGGATCGGTGAGGAAGACACGTTTATCTTTCTCAAGGCAGTGCGCGGAGTACAACCCGCGCTCGCCTCGAGGTACTGCGTCATTACTGCGGAACCGATTCCAGCTTCCTCCGTTGGCAAGTGCGCGGTCGCCGGCGTTTGCGTGGCAAGAGTCAACGTGACAGACATCACCCACACTGGAGCGAACCCTGTAATCGGCTCTTACGTTCTGTCTTCAACTTCGGACCAAGGGCAGTTTCGGATCATTGAGCCAATCGCCAACATTGGTGTGCAATATCTGCTGGTGGCTTTTTACGCGAAATCGGAAAGGCAAAACCAACTCATGATTAAAGCCCCATCAACCGGAATCCCCGGCCGATACCAGAACAAACTTGGTAAGGCAACGTGTCAAGTTGTAGAGCAGAACCAAGACCAGGCCGCTGGAACCGCAGATGACGACTACATCTACCTTCCGACTTTTCCAGAAGAGGTCACCGTCTACAACTGGACAAAGTCTACAGTTTGCACAGAGGGAGATCGTTACGGGATTGCAGTCTGGGTCAACGACAATTGGTACATCGTTGCAGAAGACTGCGCAGACGATGGTGGCGTGGTAAGCCCACTGTCCGTCAGCGGAAGCTTTGGCGAGTTTGCTAACCCGCTGAATCTAAGCGTTAACGCCATGACAGTCGCCAGCAGTGGCGTGTTTGATAAGTCAACCAACACAGGAATCGCATAATGCCTGCACTCAATCGTTTTGAATCTTTCACTACCCATCTGAACGAAAAGGTCCACAACCTCACTTCAGACACCCTTAAGTTCATTTTGACCAATGACGCTCCCAGTGCAGCGTGGGCGACAAAAAGCAGCGTCACTGGGGAGTTATCGACAGCCAACGGATATACCAACGGTGGTTTGTCGATGAGTGGAAGATCTGCTTCCTCTTCCGGTGGCGTTTATACGCTGACTTGCACAGATCCGGCATGGACAGCCAGCGGGGGGAGCTTCGGTCCATTCAGATACTGCATCCTTTACAACGACACCCCGACTTCACCAGCGGATCCTTTGATCGGCTGGATGGATTTCGGCTACGGAATCACCGTCACGTCAGGCAACACGTTTACGATTGATCTGCCTTCCACAGGCTTTTACTTCTCGAGCTAACAATGCCAGCTGGTTTTCTAAAATGCTGCTGCAAGGCGTGTGACTGTGAAAAAAGTTGGCCGGGAGATAACGGGCGGCTGAGTTGCGTATGGAACATCAACTCTCCGATTCCCGGCACCCCGTCTCAGAAATACCAGTACATCCACAGATCAAGCTCGGCGTGGGAGTATGCAGCGTATCAATACCTTGTGGACTCAAACGTACCTTACTGGTATTCGCAAGATCCAGGCAACGCAGGCCC